ACACGTTAGACTATTACAACATAGGACTGCAACAGGTAGATTCAGTGGTGCTGACCCTAATATGCAGAATATGCCTAGAGGTGGTACATTCCCTGTTAAGAAAGTATTTATATCACGTTGGGATGGTGGACAGATACTTGAAGCTGACTTTGCTCAATTAGAGTTTAGAGTATCAGCATTTTTATCACAAGACAAGACTGCAATGAAGGAGATAGATGATGGTTTTGACGTTCATAGTTATACTGCTAGTGTTATTAGTGATGCAGGTGAGAAAATATCTCGCCAAGAAGCAAAAGCTCACACCTTTGCACCCCTCTATGGAGCAACAGGGTTTGGAAGGACACCTGCTCAGGCTACATATTATAAACACTTCACAGAAAAGTACAAAGGGATTGCATTATGGCACTCCAAATTGGCTAAAGAAGTTATAAGTACAAGTAAGATAACTACACCATCAGGTAGGCAGTTTTCATTCCCTGATGTAAGAAGAAATTCATATGGTAAGGTGTCTCATTTTACACAGATAAAGAATTATCCTGTGCAATCATTTGCTACTGCTGATATTGTTCCTTTAGTATTATTAAACATAGAGAATGAACTGTCTATATTAAAATCCTGTATTGTTAATAGTGTACATGATTCTATAGTTATAGATATACACCCTGATGAGGTACAAAAGGTAATTCATGTTATTAAAATAGTGAATAGTAAGATGATTAACTTAATAAATACAGAGTTTAGATTAGACTTTAATGTTCCATTATTATTAGAAGCAAAAATAGGTAATAATTGGCTTGACACGAAAGACGTTATGTGATATAACTGTGAAACTTAACAAGAAAGGTAAAAGTATGAATAATGAAGTTACTACCATAGACACAAATAACTATGCACAGATGGCAAAAGCTATGGGCATAGCAGGTGAGACAGGCACAGGAGATACAAGTAAAGCAAATCCTCTGCCAAGAATGAGACTGCATCATAATAATATTATGGGCATGAAGAAAGTTGGAGATGAAAGTATAGAAGCAGTAGTAGTAAAGGGTGGTTCTTATAAGTTAGAGAGACCTGATTTACCTATACTCTATGCACCAACAGTTCAAATCAGACCATTTATACAGAGGTTTATGTATAAAAGGTTTGTTAAGAATATGTCTGCTAAATCAGGAGAACCTATGGGTGTATACCATAAAACTCTTATGGCTGACAATCTTAATAATGATTTGAAAGATAATCAAGGTAGCTTTAACTGTGGCAAACCATCAGGTTATATAAAAGATTTTAAGGCATTACCTGTTGCTACACAAGAAGTAATCAAGCAAATAAAAAGGGTTAGAGTAATCTTTGGTATTATTGATATGCCTAATGCAGTTGATGAGAAGGGTGAAAAGGTTTCTGTAGATGTAACTCCTTTCATATGGGAGATTGATAATCGTGATGCCTTTAAAACATTAGGAGAACCTTTTACTAAGTTCAGTCAAACTAAAAGACTTCCTGTTCAGCATTACATAAATCTTACTAGTGAGGAGAGAGCATTACCTAGTGGTGCTAAGTTCTACTTACCTAACTACTCTTTAGATTTACAGAAGACTGTTAAAGTAACAGACGAAGACCAAAATACTTTCATTAACTTCATGGCATGGATAGATAACTATAACAGTTATATATTCAACGAGTGGGAGATGAAAGCTAAAGCACCTGTAAGTCAAGCTGATAAGGATATAGTAGATGACTTTATTGATGTTGAAGTTGAAGAAGAGTTAGCATAGTGAACCATCCTGCTGAAATGATGATTCATCAGTATCTACAAAATGCAACTAGTGGCGATTCTGTAATGAGTCAAGAAACTATTGAGCAGGTAGCTACAGACATTAAAGATGCTTTGAATCGTCAGTTCAACACTAAAAGAGATGATAAGTTTAGGTTTCGTATGTCTAATATAGGTAGACCCTCATGCCAACTTTGGTTTGAGAAGAATAAACCTGAGACTGCGTTACCTAAACCTAGTACCTTTATGATGAACATGATGTTGGGAGATATAGTGGAAGCTATATTCAAGGGAATATTAAAGGAAGCTAAAGTAAAGTATGAGGACAGTGATACTGTAGCCTTAGAACTTGATGAAGATACTAAAATATCAGGCACGTATGACTTAGTAGTTAATGGTGCAGTAGATGATATTAAGTCTGCATCTGATTGGTCATACAAGTATAAGTTTGACTCTTATGAATCACTAGCATCAGGAGATAGCTTTGGTTATGTTGCACAACTAGCAGGATATGCTAAGGCATCTAATAAGAAAGTAGGTGGATGGTGGGTTGTAAACAAAGCTAATGGTCAATTCAAATATGTTCGTGCTAATATGAACCTAGATGAAGAGATTGATAAGATAAAGACTAACATTAATAAAGCTAGGTCAGATGAGTTAGTACGTTGCTTTGAGCCTGAGCCTGAAACATTTAGAGGTAAAGAAACAGGTAATATAGTTTTAAATAAAAACTGTAACTTTTGTTCTTACAGAAACTCTTGTTGGGATAACTTGATAGAGTTACCTGCACAAATGTCTAAGGCAAAAGAACCTAAGATGGTTCAGTATGTCAGCTTAAAGGAAGTCAATGTCTCCTCATAAAATAAGAAGAGAAGCTATAAAGTATGGGTATAGGAGTGGATTAGAGCATAAAGTTTCTATGGCTCTTGATATGATAAAATACAATTACGAGTATGAATCTATCAAGATTGAATGGGAGGACTTAGCTTATCGCACCTATACCCCTGACTTTGTACTAGGCAATGGTATTATAATTGAGACAAAGGGTAGATTCTTAGTAAGCGATAGAAGAAAACATTTAGCTGTAAAGAAGCAACACCCTAAATTAGATATAAGATTTGTATTTACGAACAGTAGAGCTAAGTTAAGCAAAGGTGCAAAGTCATCTTACTCGGATTGGTGCATAAAACATGGCTTCAGATACTATGACAGAATTATACCTGAAGATTGGTTAAAAGAAAAGGGTAAGAATAAACACTCTAAGTTTATAAAGTTTAAGGGTGTGCGAGTAAGGAGAACTAAGTGCCTATAATAAGTAAAATATATGACGAGGACTTTGTTATAGATGTAAGACCTGAGATGGATAAAAACTACAAATGGACAGGTGGAGTAAATGTATCTATAATGACATCCCCTGAGAACCAATTAGATGATGAAGATTACTATGGTGTTCTAGAACTATGCAGAACTATATGTGCGACCTTACCCCTTATGGAAAGAGATGAAGACTTAAGACAAAGACTAATCAAAGAAGCAGAATACAATGAAGAAAAACCTCAACCTAAGTTAAAAATAGTTGACAAACACGACAATGTTGTGGTACTATCTTTTGACTCAGACAACGATAATAAAAAATGCTAAGACATATGGAGTACATGAAAATGATGGCAGAGAAAGAACAAGACATGGTTAATCACCCTAAGCATTACAATGAATCAGGCATTGAATGTATTGATGCCTTACAAGCTATGCTAGGTGATGGCTTTGATGCCTATTTACAAGGAAACATAGCTAAGTATCTGTGGAGATATAAGTATAAGAATGGTATTGAGGATTTAAAGAAAGCACAGTGGTACTTAAATAAACTTATAGAGGTGAAGCATGAGAGTTAAAATCATGGCAACTCTTAGTGTAGACCCTGATGAGTACCCTGTGCCATCAGACGGAGATGTAAGAGAAGACTTTGAAGACTATATGCGTGAGTTATTTCACGATTTAGAGGGTGTTAAAATATCCCACATAAAAATATTAATGGAGTAAAGAATGATAAGCAACTACCTACCAACAGACTACCAAAACTTCATAGCTCTCTCTCGCTATGCAAGATGGAAAGAAGATGACCAACGCAGAGAGAATTGGGGAGAGACAGTAGACAGATACTTTAGTTACATGACTAAGCATCTTAAAGATAATCACAAGTATGATTTAACAAAAGCATTAAAAGAAAAGCTATCTACACAGATA